GCGCACGATCGAAACGACCGTGAAAATCAGGCCGATCAACAGGTTCTCGGTAACGGTCACGGTCAGACCGAACAACGGGAAGACCGCCATTTGCGTGGCCACTGCCACGCCATACCCCACCAGCACATTGGCAAGCGACTCCACCAGGGACATCAGGCGCGACTTTTTCATGCGTCGGCCTCCACTGAATCTGCTTGGGTCGCTATGCCAGCCACCGCTGCGAGGTCGTTGAACTTGGCCGCATCGGCTTCCCGGTAGGCCTCTTGGCCCGTCCAGTCCTGCCAGCGGCGCACCATCACGTCCACGTACTTGGGGTCGAGTTCGATCAGCCAGCCGATGCGGCCGGACTTCTCTGCGGCGATGAGGGTGGTACCCGAGCCACCAAAAGGGTCGAGGACGATATCGCCGGGTCGGCTGGAGTTTCGGATGGCCCGCTCGACCAGTTCCACCGGCTTCATGGTCGGGTGCAGATCGTTCTTCTGCGGCTTCTTGATGTTCCAGACATCGCCCTGGTCGCGGTCACCACACCAGTGGCGGTTCTGCCCCTCGGGCCAGCCGTAAAGGATGGGTTCGTACTGGCGCTGGTAGTCAGCGCGGCCGAGCGTGAAGGTGTTCTTGGCCCAGATGATGAAGGTCGACCACTTGCCACCGGCAGCCCGGAAGGCCGATTGCAGCGCGTCCAATTCACTGCTACTCATGGCGATGTAGACCGCGCCGCTGCATCGTTGCAACATCGGCGTCAATGCCGCCGTGAGGAAGGGTTCGAAGTCCTCGCCCAGGTTGTCATTGAGGATCGGCCGGTGCGTGCCACGCAGCTTGTCCTTTGCGCTGTTGGCGTAATTCACCCCATAGGGTGGATCGCAAAACACCATGTCGGCTTTCGAGTCCGCCATCAAAGCGTCATAGACCTTGGGGTCCGTCGAGTCTCCACAAACCAGGCGATGGTTGCCCAGCTCCCAGACATCTCCCGGTCGGGAGATCAGCGTGACCGGCACCTCGGGTACCGCATCGTCGTCCATTTGGCCGTCGACTGTGATCTCCTCACCGGCCATGATCTCGGCCAGGGCATCGGCGTCGAAACCCGTGATGTCCAGATTGAAGCCATTCTCCTGCAGCGACTGCAGCTCGATGCGCAACATGGCATCGTCCCAGCCGGCATTCTCGGCGATGCGGTTGTCCGCGATGATCAGTGCGCGGCGCTGGGTCGGGGTCAAGTGATCGAGGACGACTACAGGGACCGTGTTTAGGCCCAGCTTTTGCGCGGCGGCCAGACGCCCGTGACCGGCCACGATCACACCATCAGACCCGGCCAGAATCGGATTGGTGAATCCGAACTCGACGATGGAGGCGGCGATCTGCGCCACCTGCTCATCGGAGTGGGTGCGGGCATTTCTTGCATAAGGCACAAGCTTGGCCGTCGGCCAGCGTTCGATGTGGGTGGAAAGCCAGGGTTCAGACATGGATGGACTCGCTTCGTCGTTGTTGGGCGATGACCTCAAAGGTCTCGCCTGTGGAGACCAGGGTGATCGGCACACCGGGGAAGTTCTGTTGAAAACGGATCAGCGCCACATCAACGTACTCGGGCGCGATCTCCATGGCACGGCCGATGCGACCGGTGCGTTGGGCAGCCATCAGCGTGGTGCCGCTGCCGCCAAAGGGTTCGAAGACGATCTCGCCTTCCTGCGTATAGGCTTCGATGACCTCCACTGGCAGCGTCACCGGGAAGACTGCGGGGTGATCGATGCCCTGGCCGATCTTTCCCTTGTGGCGCATGACCCGGATCACCGAGTCGGGGATGCGGTGGTCCTGGGTCGGCTGACCGGCAGCGGTCCAACCGTTGACCTGACCGTCCTTGCCGCGCATGGCGGTCGACGACCCATCAGCCCGCAGGTGGGTTTCCTGGCCGGCGAACTTGCAGGGCACCGTCTTATTCGGTTTGCGCGTCTGCCGGTTGAAGTGGAAGATGAATTCGAAGCTGGGGGCCAGGCGTCCTTGCCAGTCACCGGGCATTCCAGGGCCCTGGTCCCAGACGTACCAGGCGAAACGCCGCCAGCCTTGGGTGCGCATCCAGGCGAGCCACTGGTCCCAATACGGGATGAACTCGTTGTCGCGGTGGATCAGGCCGAGGTTGACCAGCACCTGGCCATCGGCCTCCATGGGCACCTGCGCGAACACAGCGCGCATCAGGCCGTCCCAGTCGGCAATGCCACCGGAGGTGTAGTCGCGCTGGTTGCCGTAGGGTGGCGAGGTGAAGCACAGGCTCGCCTGCTCGCCCTGCATCAGGGTGGCGATCCCCGATGGATCGCTGGCATCGCCGCAGATCAGGCGATGCGGGCCCAGCTGCCAGACATCACCGGGACGGCTGATCGGTTGCTTTGGTGGCTCTGGGACGTCGTCACCCTCATCGCTGGCTGGATCCTCATCTGACGCTTGCGCATCGCCATCGCCCAGATCAGCCAGCATCTTGGCCAGCTCGTCATCGTCGAAGCCGGTAAGCTGCAGGTCGTAGCCTGCCTTGGACAGCTCCGCCAGCTCCAGCGCCAGCAGTTCGTCGTCCCAACCGGCGTCCAGCGCCAGGCGGTTGTCGGCGATCACGTAGGCGCGCTTTTGCGCCGGGCTCAGGTGGCGCAGTTCAATGACCGGGACTTCGGCCAGTTCCAGCTTGCGTGCCGCAGCTAGGCGTCCATGGCCGGCGATGATTCCGTCGTCGCCATCGACCAGGATGGGCTGGGTCCAGCCGAACTCCACGATGCTCGCCGCGATCTTGGCGATCTGCGCCGGCGAGTGCGTGCGCGGATTGCGCGCGTAGGGCAGCAGCGCATCGATCGGCCGGTATTCGATCTGCAGGTTTGGCGTCATGGAATTGAAAAACCCGCCGAGCGTTGCCGCCGGGCGGGTTGGAAATATTCAGGGGGTGGTAACTGTCAGGGGCGGTGGTAACCACAGGCCGGTAACCTGGCCGGGTGGTAACCTGATTTTCTGGTCAGTCGCTATCGAAATCTCGCGCTGTTGCCCCCCGCATAGCGGAGGCGACCGGAAGGACCCATCAAATATGCGTCGGATGTGTCAGATGTGTCAGAGTTTTGGTGACATCTGCGTTTTGCGCTTCTTACCTGACCATAGCCGAAACTGTACGCTCAAATGGGCCGCCATGCTGCATGCCCACAAGTACGGATTTCGGCCAAACATCCGAAACCATGGACAAATGAGGAAGCGTTTACTCTCCTTGACTCATGGCTTCAATTTAATGTCGCAATGAGTTGCAGAAGGAATCCCAAAAAAACAAACGCCAACCCCAATTTGGACATCGACGAATATTTTCTCCTCAGCTTTCGTACGGCAGTGTTTTGCTCCGCAACCGTCAAACCGTTTGCAAGGATGTTTCCGTCCTCAAGCCCGATAGCAACGCCCTCATCAAAACTCGGTTGCGGTGGTCCATAAACAAATATCAAGAAAACGCCAACCATTCCCGAGAAAAGTCCTGCAATATTGAGAATTTGTGCAGTGGTCATATCAATGTCCATCAGAAAAATTTAAGTGCTCGGCAATGATACTTACTGCCTTATTCCACCGCCGCGCAGCCGTGTTGCGGTCACAGGCGAAGCGCCTGCCGATCTGCTGCCACTCGTAGCGGTTGGCCCGCATCCACACCAGATGCCGCTGCTCCACTTCCAGCCACTGCACCCAGCGCATGGTCTCGAGCATCCGCTCCACGGCTTGAGGACTGGGCGGCATGGGCCGGTACAGCCGCTCGGGGTCGGGGTAACGCTCAGGAACCTGCATGGCCAGCGTCATCCACAGGTTGAAGTAGCCGCCCGGGCGGACCCGAGGGAGCTTGTGTGCAGTCTCGGCGGCCTCAGCAAAGCGGGCTGCCACGTCCTCCACGGTCCATTCGCTTCGTGTCTCAGTCATGGCGCTTGCCTCCATGCCCGTAGAGGCGCTCACCCAGGCGACGGACGAACTGCTTTTCGACCCAGTCCAGCCGGTCGTCGTGCTCGGACACCACCAGGATGTGGTCGGTACGCCAGCCTTCGCGTTTGACAGCGTCCAGGTCTGGCTTAGTCGGCTGCAGATTGCCCAGGGGGCAGCGGTAGCGGTATTGCGGTACTTTCATGTCACACCCCCTGTACGGCCATCTCACGAGCCAGGTACAGCAAGGCGATGGCGTCGGCCTCGTTGTCGTCTGCTGGGCTGTGACCACGGGCACGGACGGATGCCACCATCTCGTCCTTACTCGCATTGCCTTTGCCGGTGGCGTGCTTCTTGATCGTGCCAACTGGAATGCCCTGGTACGGGATCTGGTGGTGCTCGCACCAGGCGGTCAGCTGACCCATGAAGCCGCCATAGGCGTGTGCAGCGTCGACACCAACGTGGCGACGGACCTCTTCGAAGACCACCTGGTCAATGCCGTCATTGCACTGCTTGATGTCGGTGAGCCAGCGCTTGAACCGCAGGAAGCGCATACCGCCGCCTTCGAAGCGTTGCGGTTTGAAAGATTGGCTGCCGCTGGTGATGCTGCCGTCGCGGCTGGTCAGTGCCCAGCCAGTTTGAGTGCCCAGATCGAGGGCGAGGATGGTCGTGTTCATGTTGTCAGTCCTTGTTTTTTGTTCGGTCTGACGGATCGGACAGGTTTTGACGTAACTCTCTACACGTGCGCGTGACGCGCGGGATATAGGGGTTTCGACAAGGCCTGTCCGATCCGTCGGATGCGCGGTTTTCATGGGGTCAGTTGTCCGAGTACGGGGTGTAGGAAGGTGTTGGCGGCGCCTTTAGGCCAATGCCTTGGAATCCACGCAGGCCCATGCCGTTGCGCCACTTCGCCAAGCCACGGGTCAACAGCAAATCGGCGAAGCGCTTTTGCGAGCCCACGAACTCCCCAGCGGCCTCAGCCCACTGCTTCCAGTCCGTGAAGAGCTCAGCCGTCAGCGACTTGGCCGTCCCGACCCGCACGCAACGTTCATCGAGCCAACGCCCCAGGGCGTCCTCGGCCTCGAAGTACTCGTCGGTGGCGTCCAAGACCTGCTGCGGCGGATCGAGCCGGCCCAGCCGTTGCCAGGCCAGACACCCTTCAAGTGCCCAGGCAAGGATCCCGTCTCGCTCAGCGAGCAACTTTTGCTGCAGGTGCTTGTCTCGCTTTTCGGGTGGCACGGTGATCGTGAACGGGATCAGGTGCAGCCGCCGCTTCATGGCTTCGTCGATGTTGCGGATGGCAGGCTTGTGGTTGCCGGCCACAAAGAGCTTGAACTGCGGGAAGAACTCGAAGAAGTCCTGACGCATGAAGCGTGCAGCGATCTTGTCACCGCCGGTCAGGCTCTTGACCTTGGATTCCGCCCAGCGACGCCCCTGTTCGGTCTCAATGGCCGCCACAAAGCGCGCGCCACGCAGCCCCGCCATGTCGGTCGGGTGCCGGTCGGTACGCGTCTCCATGAAGGTGTCCATGGGCGCATTGGTCGCGTAGTCCCCCAGGATGTCAGCCAGCGTGTTGACGAACACCGACTTGCCGTTGGCCCCGGTGCCGTAGAGGAAGAACAAGGCGTGCTCGCGGGTCGAGCCGGTCAGGGCATAACCCACCATGCGCTGCAGGTAGTCCTGCAGGTTCTGGTCACCGCCCGTCACGTCACTCAGAAACGTTCGCCACTGAGGGCATTCGCCTCGTGGTGTGGCCGTGGTGATCTTGGTCATCCGGTCTGCACGCTCATGCGGGCGCAGACGGCCACTGCGCAAATCGACCACGCCACCCGGGGTGTTGAGCAGCCACGGATCGGCGTCCCACTCCTCGGTGGTAGCGGCATGTCTGCGGTCAGCGCGTGCCAGGCGCTCGACACCGCCCACTGTGCTGGACGCCGCCAACTTGGAGGCAATTCGCGGGTTGCGGGTGTTGAGCGATGCGTGACGGCAGACGTGACGGATCAGGTCGGTGGCAGCGAGCGTGTCTTCCGAACGCCAGCGCTGACCATCCCAGACCAGCCATTTGCCCCAGCCGGCCACATAGCGCCAGTCCTTGTGGTACCGGCGGGTGAAGGACAGCGCCAGCGCATCTTCCGTGCCCCAGACCGCCTCCTCCGGACCTGGGGCGTTGGCCAGGGTGTCCGGGTCGTCATCGACCAGGTGCATTTGCATGCGTGGACCGTGGGCGATGAAACCAGCGACGTCAAAGCCTTCTGCGCGGGCGTCTGCGGCATCCCAGCCCTCGGGGGCGTCCTCCGGCGGGTACAGGATGTGGCAGGTACGGGCTCCGGCCATGAGGATGGCTTGCGAGGCACGGTCGGCGTACTCCCAACCCGGCTTGTCCTTGTCCGGCCAGATCAGCACGACCTTGCCGGCCAGCGGCGACCAATCGGTCTTCTCGATCGGCGCATTGGCACCGTGCATCGCCGTGGTGGCGCAGATGCCGGTGTCGATCAAGGCCTGGGCAGATTTTTCGCCCTCGACCAGGACGACGGTATCCACCGCCCGCATACCCGGCTGGTTGTACAGTGGCCGTGGCTCGGGCGGCGCCATCTTGCGACGCTTGGCATCCCAGGGGCGGAACTCCTTCTTGCCACCGGGCGGGTCGTAACGGTAGACGACGGCGATCAGTTTGCCTTCACCATCCAGGTAGTCCCACTTGGCGGTGGCTGGGCCCAGTTCATCGACGGGCACGTCTTTTTTGGACTTGCGAGGTGTTGCTGCCGCGCGTCCCATGAGGTCGGCGCAGCGGGCGAGCACGGCAGCGAAATCACCATGGACGTCGATGCCAAAGTGGCTGCCGATCAGGTCGAAGATGTCGCCACCGGAGTCGTCTGCGCGGTCGGTCCACAGACCAGCCTTCTCGCCAGTGAGCACCACTTCCAGGCTGTCGCCCGGGCTGCCCAGGATGTCACCGATCAGGAATTTGCCGCGCTTGACCTTGCCATCGGGGAACAGGCCCATCAGCACTGATTCGAGCCGGGCCAACAGCTCGCTACGGACCTGTTCACGCGTGGTTTCGTGACTGGCAGACGCAGGGTTCTCAATGTCGTTGAAATCGATCATTGAGCCTCCTCGACCGTGTCACTGCCCCCATCCTGATTCAGATGGCTGTTTGCCATCCAGATGGAGAGCTCGCTGAGGCGGTAGCGAATCAGTGCGCCGATCTGGTAGTGGGGGATGCGATAGCGTTGACGCATCGCGGGGTCAGCAAACCAGTAGTACGGCAAGCGCAATGCAGCAGCGGCCTGCTTGGCATCAACCATGGGTTCGGGTTGTGGGGTGTTGTGGTCGTTCATGTGTGATTCCTCCAGCAGCGGTCTTGCCAGGCGCACATGCGGCATTCGAAGTGGGACGGGTCGTTGAAGCTGCGTGGCAGCAGTTCTCCAGCCTGGGTGGCGGTGATGACCTTGACGGCCCGATCCGACATGCGCTGCGCCAGCGCAGGATCAAAGGGCACGAGCTCGGTGTAGATCTCCATGGTGTCGGCGTTGATCGCCGTGAAGATGGCCGGGTGCTCGTGCAGTTCGAGATAGGCTTGGTAGATCGCGACTTGTGCCGCGTAGACGGGCTTGGAGACAGCCAGCTTGTGCTTGTCGAGATCGCGCCAAGACTTGTTGCCCAGGCACTTGTTCTCCCACAGGGCGGGATAAGCAAAGCCCTCGGGGCCAGCAACGATCACGCCATCGACGTGGCCCTTGAGTCGCCCGTCAGCCGCCGAGAAGCCAAACTGTTTGCCGTCGGGCTTGCGGGTGCGCAGGTCAAACCCGGCTGCGCGCAGCCAGGCGACCATGCAATCCTCCATGACATGGCCACGCTCGAAGATGCGCAGCATGCACCCCTCCAGGCGACGGCCACTGTCGAGGGGCGCCTTGGCGAACTCGTATTGCAGGGCGCGCTCGCAAGCCACACCCAGACGTGACGCGCCAAGGTAATCCCGACCTGGCTCAGAAGCCCGGGCACGCTGCATCCCGGCATTCACCAGGGCGGTCAATTGGCCTGAGACACTGGCCGAAGAGTTGAAGTCGATCATGGCTTCCTCCCCTTCGGCTCTTCCCACGGCAGGTCGTCTTCCAGATCGGCAAACGGGTGCGCGAGTGGATCCTGCGTCGGTGGCATGCCACGCACTGGCGGAAACTTGCTGGCCTCGTGGTGCGCCGCCATGGCATCCGTGTAGCAAGTGACTATTGATTCGATCACCTGCAAGGCTTCGACCTCCGAGTAATCACCCAGCGGTTTGGCAAAGCCGATCTCACCAGCGGCTTCGCCGAAGGCCTTGAGGCACTGGCGCATGGCCGCGCGTTCGATGTCAGAGGCGTCGATCATCTCGACCTCCTTGCCGAACTTCTGGGCATCCACCCAGCTGCCATACATGCGATGGAAGGCATCTTGGCAGCGGCGGGAACAGAAGACCCAGTCGATGGGATAGCGCCGGGGGTTGCCGATGCCATGCCGGTTGTCGGTATGGCCGTACCCCCGGGCCTGTCTTGAGCAGACCCAGCATTTCACTCTCCTCCCTCACTGCGCCCAGGCGGGCTTGCCGGACACCGCAGGCCGTTGGGCTGATGCCGGTGCGGCTGCGGTTGGTGCTGAGGTCGGGGATACGGGCGGGACTGCGCTTGAGGTTGCCACCGGCACCCCAGCCGTACGGTTGGGGATGAAGCCTGTGCCAGCCATCGTGGGCGCGTATTCAGGCTCACCCGGCTCCACAGCCATCTTGACGACGTTCTTCGCCTCGCCACGACCGTCTTTCTCGATGTCGATGCGGGCGACGAACTCCAGACCGTCCAGCTCATGGATGCCCTGGATGCGGCGGGCCGCTGCAGCCTGGGGCGTGTTGTCGTCTGGGCGGACGTTGCGCGCCGAGTTCAAGGCTGCCCGCACGAAGGTGCGACCCATGTTGCCCCAGGTGGGCCCCTTGCTGCTGTACAAGCCAATGTTGGACCACAGCTTGCGGCGGGTGTATTCGCCCTCGAGCACGACGAACTCACAGGCCAGGAAGATGCTGCCGGTCTCAAAGCTCTGGGTGGCGTAACCGCCGAGCCACCCTTGACTGGGGTCATCGTACCCACCGGGTTTCACAGTCATGCGGACTTTGGCGACCGTACCCTTGGGGATCAGATCGAAGGATTGCTGTTGTTCGGCGTCGTTGAAATCGGACCAGTTGGACATGAATTACTCCTTGGGTGTTTGGGATGTGGGAATGCCAGAGGGCATGCGGGTGGCGGCGGCGCACTTGTCAATGAGCGCTCGCAGGTTGGGCGGCTCCTGCAGATCAAGCTGGCCGGAGCGGTCCTTGGCGGGGTAGCCATAGGGGTTGAGCGTGTGGGTGATGAAGGCGCGATAGCTGCTACCGTCCTCAGCCTTGATCTCGGCCAGGGTCACCACCTCGTCGACGATGCCCGGCAGTTCGGCAGCGGTTTTGGAGCCCTCGATCTGCGGCACGAACACCTTGCGGTTGAAGTCGTCGAGCTTTTCGTCGAGGATGGCGACGAACACCACGTGCTTGCCCCGGGCGTGCTGCAGGTGGGTTAGCGCGGTGAGCATCTCCTGGCCAAGGAGGCCATAAGCCCCTCGCGTGTCGGGCTTGCCGGTTCGCTCGGACAGGGCCTGCGGCTGGACCTTGGCCCAGATCAGTGCCAGACGCGCCAGCACGGTGATGCTGTCAACGAAGTAGGTGTCGTACTTGGCCAGTTGCGTCGGATCGCCATAGCGCTCGCACACATGGCGGAAATGCGCCTCGGAGTACGGGGCTTCAGGCGGCAGCGCCGGGTTGGGGCCGGCAAGGAAGACCACCAGGTCGCGGAATTCGGGCCAGGTGGCGGGGCGCACGCAGTCGCCATGCCAGTCCTTGACCGCGAGATCGCCCGCCTCCAAGTCCACGAACAGTGTGCTGTCCTCGGGCAGGGTCTTGAGCTGGGTGGTTTTGCCGATCCCGGACTTGCCGAGCAGCACCAGCTTGACGCCTTGCTTTTCTGCCAAGCGCTGAGAAGCGCTGATGATTGGAAGTGCCATCACGCCACCTCCCGCAACTGTTCAGCCACCGCTGGGTTCCAGAGGATCTGGTAGCCGCTATGGCCGTTTCGGGAATACGGCATGGCCTCCGCCCAGGCCTCCCCTGCTTCGGTCAACTCCCATTCGTCGCGATCGTTGCGGTACTGCAGACCCAGGGCGGCCAGACGCAGGTTGGTGGTCTTGGCGGACAGCCCGGCGAGTTTTCCGAGCTGGGTGGCATTGAGCGCGCAGATGGGCTCGTTGGCAGCTGGCAGCGTCCGACGCAGGGTCTCGACGGCGAGCCCAGTGTTTTCCTGGATGCAGGTGAGCGTGGCTGCCATGGCGATGCCGGCCTTCACCCCAGGCACTTTGGCCACGGCTTCGCCGATCAGAAGCAGCGCGGTGACACGGTCCTGGGTGGGTGCTGGCAGGCTGGTAATAGCACCGGGAACGGCGTAGCTGCCGGTCTTGCGGATCGACGGCAGTACCTCTTGGGTGACCCAGCGCTTGAAGCGTTTGGCGGCATCCTTGGTGCTACCGAGGATCAGGGCGTACAGGCCCGATTCATTGACGTGGTTCTGGCGCTGGCGACCGCCTGCCGTTAGGGTCTCCAATTTCTGGAGATCCTCTGCGTCGACGTGGGATTTGATCGCCTGCGACGGATTGCCCATCTCCAGGGCATCGCAGACATCAGTGGCGTTGAACCACGGCTGCCCCTGATCATCGACCTGGACGCGCACAGCGTGCGCTTCGAACTGGAAGGGAATGATTGCGCTCATGGCCATTACTCCGAATCGAAGGAAAGGGTGAAGGTTGGCTTGCCAGCCTCCACCGTGCGGGCATCGGCGAACTGCTGCTGCAGGGCCGGTGGCCAGTTGGTGTAACGGGACTCGGGTACCGCCAACTTCACGTCGAGGTAGCTCTCGACGGCTTCGCCCGAGGCGACGATGCGTTCGGCGATGACCTTGAGCTTTTTCTGGTCCCAGGACACTTTCTTGGGCAACTCGAACTTCACGTGCAGACCATCGGCCTTGAGGTGAGCGGTGCCGAAATCGCGTCCCGTGTCACGCAGGGCTTCACGGCCTTGGGCACCGACGCGCTGCTCCAGGGCGGTATCCACCTTGGTGCGTGCACTCTTGAGCCAGGCGATGGCCTGGTCGAGGTTGGTATCGATTTCGTAAAGTTGCTGGGCAGGCAGGCTGGCCAGTTGGGCAATCGACATCTCGGCGATGTCGGCGGGGAAGACGGTCAGATCAGTCATGGCCGGCCTCCTCACTGGTATGCACGAGCGGAGGTCGAGAACCGGGCTACTTGGCGCTCGTATTGCTCGATGGCAGAGATCTGGTACCGGACGCTGGCGCCGAGCTTGCAAAAGATCGGGCCAATTTGTTCCTGGCGCCAGCGGCGCAGGGTCTTGACGGACAGCCCCCAGCGGATGGCGAGCTCGTTTTCGTCAAGGGCCAGGCGTGGGGTGTTGTCCGGCTGGTAGCGCGGCTGGCTACGGCCGGTTTGAAGAGATAGGGCTTGGTTTCGCATTGCGGGACTCCGTTTGTTTTGGGAGTCCCTATTGAATTGCTCCACCCGTTGGGCTTGGGGGTGAACTTTTTCGGCTCTGGCACTACATCCGTCCCCAAGCCCAGCAGCGATGACACGCGTAACTTATTGATCTGTATGGAATCGCAACGATCGTTTCGGTTATTGCGTTTTCGCTTATTTCGTTTAAAATACCTTCAACGTGAACTCAACCCAGACGAGGAGACCCCCTATGAACGCTCCCGCCATCCCCAAAACCCTGCCCTCCGAAGAGGACATCGCGCTCGCCAGAGAGTCTGGTCGGGCGTTGTCGACCGTGCTCCAGACACGGTCCGAGGTTCAGCAGATCGACTTCCATGATGAAAAAGGTGCTGTGCGCGCGGTTCGGATACCGACCTCCGCGCTTCGGCTACTCCTGGAAGTCTTGACCGAGATCGGTCAAGGCAACGCGGTGTCGATCATCCCGATCCACGCTGAACTGACGACCCAAGAGGCGGCCGACGTGCTCAACGTCTCCCGGCCTTTCCTCGTTCAGTTGCTGGAGAAGGGCGAGATGCCATTTCACAAGATCGGTACGCATCGTCGAGTTCGCTATCAGGATGTGATTGCCTACAAGAAGCGCATCGATGCCGAGCGTCGCAAAGCGCTGGATGAGCTGGCCGCGCAGGCCCAGGAACTCAACATGGGGTACTGAACGGATGAGTTCGCACTTCACCGTCGTCTATGACGCCTGCGTGCTCTACCCGGCACCGCTGCGCGATTTGCTGATGCATTTGGCGCTATCGGATCTGTACCGGGCGCGCTGGAGCGACATGATCCACGACGAGTGGACGAGTAATGTTCTGGCCATCCGTCCCGATTTGACCCAAGACCAGCTGACGCGGACACGCCAGCTGATGAACACCCACGTCCGGGACAGTCTGGTCGCCGGATTCGAGTACCTGATCCCATCAATCAACCTGCCCGATCCGGATGACCGCCATGTGGCGGCCGCCGCCATCCACTCTGGGGCCAGTCTGATCGTGACATTCAACCTCAAGGATTTCCCGGCTGACGCGCTCAAGCCCTACAACCTGGCCGCCCAACATCCAGATGACTTCATTGTGGACCTGCTGGATCTGCACCCGGCCAGCGTCCTTGAGGCGGCAGCCAGCCACCGGCGGTCACTGAAGAACCCGCCGAAAACAGCAGATGAATACCTGGACACCCTGCTCGCGCAGGGATTGACTCAATCAGTGGCGGTCATGCGCCAATGGACCGTGGCCATGTAAAAGGCCGGAGGAGACAACATGGGCAAGAAGACCCTGACAAATGCGCACTGCTTGCTGGAACTCGCCGAACTGGCAACGGTGCCAACCCTCAAGGCCTTCAGTGGTCTTCAAGAATGCCAAGCCCTGGTCCGGGGTTTCGATTGGTCGCGAGATGAAGATCAGCTCTCCGTTGCACTGGTCGAACATATCAAACACCTACGCAAAGACCAGCGCGACCCCGCAGAACGCGAAGCACTCCGTGTCCTGCGTCTGGCGGCACCGCGTGGGGCGCAAATCCTCGCCACTGTTGCCGAACAGCTCCATGACAACGAACTGATCGCCACATTCCAGGCGCAGGACGGCGGCGAAATTGGCCGATCGGTCTGGATGCGCACCCACTGCGATGAATCGGCGAGGCTATTTGACGTCGCCGAGTCGATCCTCAACACGGGCGACATTCGGGGCAGCAAGCGCCTTTATGACGCTTTTGATATCCCATGCGATGTGGCGCCGCCTTTCATCTGGAACGACACGGTCCGAAAAGAACTGGAGACGCAACTGACCCACGCCATGCGCCTGAGTGAACCGTGTGAGGTGGTCTACGTCCCGCTGGCTGACGAAAAAAGGAATGGTGACACCTCGACCATTCACTACCTGGTGGTTCGTTTTGCCGGCGACCAGGTGACCGCAGTCCAGATGGTGAATCGCAACCGCAAGACCTTTTGCTACTTTCCTGCCCGCGATGCCACGCTGGTCTACAACCCAGATAGAAAAGTAGTCGAGGCCTATGCGCACACGCTGTCAACGCGGGCACCGCTGGCCAATGTGCTGTCCAAGCATGGCTTCAAGGCCCCCTTGTCAAACCGGCCACTGAACCGCTCCAGGTATGACCTGTCCCGGTTTGCCTTGCCGCTCAAGGATGCCAAGCCACGATTGGACGGCGTCAAAGTCGAGCGCTTGTACCTGACCGAGGCCAAGGCATTGATTGGTCACTCCACTGACGCCGTCACGCTGCATATCGACAGCGGCGTCGAGCTGCACGATGTCATTACACAGCGTTGGAGCACCCATCCGTTTTCACAACCTGGTGCCATTCTGGGCGTCACGCTGGTCGCTGACTTTGTGTTTGATGGCGAGACCACCGAAACTCCTTTGTCTATCGTCGTGGCGGAACCTGGCCGCTGCAGCCTTCAGGGCGAGAAGGACCGGCGGCTGCGAGATGCAGGAACGCAACTGCTCGAGGCGCTGGGTGTCCTCAAGCCTTTGCATCCTGGCTCGGGCATTGATGACCCAACTCTCATCAGGCAAGTCGCCAAACTTCTTGAATGCGCGACCAGCCCCATGGATGGTTTCGCCTTGGCACATTTGGACATTGACATCGAACGGTTCGAAGATGAGGGCATCATCACCGAAGGAGACCGAATTACGCAGAAGGTGATCGATGTAGCTGAGGGGGAACGATTCACCGTTGTTTTGGAGCGCTGCACCGACCCGAACTTCGTTCGTTACCGTGATCCGCTGACCGGCAGCGATGTGACATTGCCCGCCAAGCACGCTCGCCTGTGGAAAGTGGATCTGAACTGGTTGCGAGAGGAAATCATCACCGCCCTGGGCACGGGCCTGTTGGGCGTTCGTGGCAAGCACCAGGAGGATGAGCCCATTTTTCTGGGCGAGCTCGATATTGACGGCCAGGCAGTCGCGCTGTACTTCGCCGCCAGGATGTCCAATGACCGCCAGTTCGCACAGGTCGATGCCGCCTTGCGGCTTCATCCTCGCTCAGCCCCCGGCATTGTGTTGACGACAGCGTCCGCACCGTTTCCATTTGCCGGCACCAATTTGGTGTTCGCGATCGATGACGTACTCGCCACCACAGGGCAAGAAACCGCTATCGACATAAACCGATTGAAGGTAGCCTACCGACATGGGCAGCTGGCTGCCATGGGCGGCACCTCGGTCAGTTTGAAGGTTTCTTCTGATGGCTACTCTGCAGTGCTGTCCATTCCAGGTAAGGCTCCATGGAAAGTGACCAACAAAGCCAAAATCATTGTGCTGCAACGCTTGGTTGCGGCCTATGCGGCAGGCACGCCCCACGTCAATTCAAAAATGCTGATGGATGGCACTGGCTGCAAATCACCATCCAACCTGTTCACCGGCAAAAACTCACCTTGGCGCGATTACATCGTTCGCGTTGAAGGCGCGCGGGCCTGGGAACTCAGGATGCCAGGCATGGAGATGATCGTTGACGACGAGGCCGATGAGACATCTGTCTCCGAGTTCGTTGAAAGCCTGTGATTGCACCAACGTGCTTTTTGATGAGTGAATCGGCAAGGTTGTCCTGCGGGCCGTAAATCACACGGCATTACCCTGCGTTGCCATCCGCTTCGGACGATTTGGCGGACCATAAAGACGGTTGCAACTCTTCAGAGCCGTCATGCAAAAACACATCAAACTCTTATCACCCGCGGAGATGTCCCCCTGCGCCAGGGCGAGGGAAATCTGCGCCATCCTCGCCACGGCGATCACCCGCAGCTATGTGGCTACTGAGCCAGCAGAGAGCTCGGTTCACCTTGGCTTTGTGCCCGACCAGCGCGTTCATACAACCCCGTCTCAACAAGAGGAGTTGTCATGAACGACACATCATCCGTAGCCAAACAAGTGGCCTCCCTGCCATCGATCCCGCTGCCAGACCTGTGGGCTCTGTGGGATCGCTTCTTCAAATCTCGCCCGGAGAAGACCAACCGGGTCTACCTGGAGTCCCGGATTGCATACAAGCTGCAGGAAGAAGCCTTTGGTGGGCTGGATCCTGATACGCGCCGGCGCCTGGCCAACATCGGCGTCCGGCAGTCCAAGATCAAAACCCGCCGCAAGGGCCCCGAAATTACGCTGGCTCCCGGCACTGTCTTGGTTCGTGAATGGGCCGAGCGTGACCACTATGTAAAAGTTACCGCCGAGGGGACGTTTGAATACGAGGGCAAGTACTTCAAGAGCCTGTCGGCGGTGGCACGCCACATTTCTGGCAGCTCATGGTCAGGACCATTGTTTTTTGGTCTGCGCCGTCCTGCGGAGGAGTTCCAGTGAGCGACACCCCGAACAAAAGGCCTCGCCAGCGCTGCGCGGTGTATTGCCGCGTATCCACCGACGAGCGACTGGATCAGGAGTTCAACTCCATTGATGCACAGCGGGAGGCGGGACATGCGTACATCGCCAGCCAACGCGCAGAAGGCTGGATACCGGTGGCGGACGATTACGATGATCCAGGATATTCCGGTGGCAATACCGAGCGCCCCGGTCTGAAGCGCCTGATGGCCGATATCGAGCGCGGGCTGGTTGACATCGTGGTGGTCTACAAGATCGACCGACTGACACGCAGCCTGGCCGACTTCTCCAAGATGGTCGAGGTGTTCGAGCGCCGTAAGGTCTCGTTCGTCTCGGTCACGCAGCAGTTCAACACCACCACATCCATGGGGCGGCTGATGCTGAACGTGTTGCTGTCGTTCGCGCAGTTCGAACGCGAGGTCACGGGCGAGCGCATCCGCGACAAGATTGCGGCCTCAAAGCGCAAGGGCATGTGGATGGGTGGTGTGCCGCCCCTGGGTTACGACGTCGTGAACCGGCAGCTCATCGTCAATGATGCTGAGGCCGCCATCGTCCAGCGCATCTTCAAGGAAATGCTGACGATCGGTTCGACGACACAAATCGCAGCCAACTTGACAGCCGAAGGATTCACCACCAAGGCGTGGGTGACACGCAGCGGCCAGATGCACAGCGGCTCGCGCATAGACAAGAAGTACCTCTACAAACTGCTGCGCAACCGGCTCTACTTGGGGGAGATCTCCCACAAGGGCAACTGGCACCCCGGCGTCCATACAGCGATCATTGATCACAGTCTGTGGGGGCAAGTCCACGAAATCCTGGCCAGCGATGGGCACACGCGCTCGGTGGAAACCAAAGCGCGCTCGCGAACCGATGCCCTGCTGCGCGGCTTGTTGTATGCCCCTTCTGGGGATCGGATGTACCCGACCTACTCCAACAAAAACGGTCGCAAGTACCGCTACTACTTCTCGAAAGCAGAGGCCAGGTTCGGTGCTGACAGCAAGACCTACGCGCGCCTACCGGCCGATGAGGTCGAGGCCGCCACCTTGGCCCAGATCAAGACCGTGCTCTCCAGTCCCGAGTCTGTAGCAGGTGTCTGCCAGTTCATTCGTAAAAACGGTTCAGCCGTGCGCGAGGACATCGCAGTGATGGCCATGCGCCAGCTGGGCAGTGTTTGGGAGCAGCTTTACCCGGCTGAGCAGCACCGCATCGTGAACCTGATGATCGAGCGTGTGGACCTGGTGACCGGTGGGCTGAAAGTGAAGTGGCGAGAGGTTGGCTGGAAGGACCTGATTGAAGAATTCGCGCCGGACAGCATCGGTGCCGAGTTGGTCGAAATGGAGGCGACATGAGCGTCACTGAGTCGACAGACCAGAGCACCTTCGTGCCACTGAATTTGAAGCGGCGGGCAGGCAGGCTGATTGCGGACAGCGGTGCCCCAGTTCATGACGTCAACATCCTCAATGTGGTCGGTCGTGGGTTCTTTTGGCAAGAGCTCCTCGACACCGGCGTATACGCCAGCGGGTCCGACATTGCCAAAGTTGAAGGCGTCACACCATCGACCGTGAACCGATTGGTCCGGATGGGGCTACTGGCTCCCGACCTGATTGAAGAACTGATGGCCGGCAAACAACCCAGACGGTTGACAGCGCATTGGCTGATCCGCAACCGCATTCCCAGTCTCTGGAGCGAGCAGCGGGCACTTTTTGATCAGTTCAGATAGGAGTGAAGATGGGCAAGAAAGACCTCGGCAAAGTGATCGGAACCCCGGTGACATTCCAGATCCCGAGTCCGGCAGGTGGCGTGCAGATGGAGACATACATCCCATGGACGCTGGTCAAACGGGGCGTGCGGCGTAAGGTGATCACGCCGTTCGACACACCCATTGAATTCAACGACGAGGCGGCCCGTGAACGCCAGCAACGAGAACTTGAGCAACCAAGTCCGCTGCTTCGAGCTCTGGGCTTGGCGCATCACTGGCAGCGGCTGCTTGACGATGGTCGTTTCGGCTCGTTGACCGAGATCGCCGCGGCCGAGGAGATGAACCTCAGTCAGGCCAGCCGGATAGCGAAGCTGGCCTACCTGGACCCGAAGATCATCCACGCCAGTCTCAGGCCTGGCAGCAAGATGGCGCTGGAGCATTTCATCCGAGGCGGAGGCCTGCCCACCGAGTGGGCAGCTCAGCGGGCAAGGCTGGGGCCGTACCAATAGGCACAAGGACACATCACCGAAGCAAACGGCCGCCCTCGAGGCGGCTTTTTTGTGGCCGTCGGTCAAGATTCGCATTGCCAGTTCCCAACCGCGAAGTGCTTGCCAGTTGCAACCACCCAGTTGCAAGTCGTTGATTTTGCTAGACCACGCGACTTGAACGCTCAAGAGACCGGCAGAGAATAGAGACAGAAAACAGGGTTTTGGGCGCTGAAAACCGGGTTCCAGACGCAAGGCCGCTCAAGAGGAAATTGCGCCGAACCGCGCCAACACTGGGGGAGCGGGCAAAAAAAATCCCGACTGATAAGAGTCGGGATTTCTATGAATGGTGGAGCTGGCGGGATTTGAACCCGCGTCCACAAGCCTTTTTCGTAC